CCCACCAATCTTAATGGGCGAAACGCCAGAATCGATGAAAGCAATCATACAGGAAGAGGTACACGCGGTTTTCAATGACATCAAAAATAGATTTATCACCGAGCGCGGACAAACTGCGGAAATTAATGGCGCAGGCAAAAACCTACCTGATGCCACCGCCACCGCTGACAGTCAGCGAGTGGGCTGATACTTACCGCATCATAAGCCAAGCCAACGCGGAGCCTGGTAAATGGCGAACTTCACGCGCTCCGTATCAGCGTGAGCCCATGGATTGCATAAGTGATCCCAAAGTTTATCAAGTTACGGCAATGTGGGGTGCTCAAGTTGGTAAGACCGACTCATTAATAAACAACACAATAGGTTACTATGTACACCAGGATCCTAAGTCGATCATGGTGATGCATCCAACACAGACCGACTTGAACACATGGATAGAGGCCAAACTTAACCCACTGATCGAAGAAACGCCAGAGATAAAGGAACGAGTGGCGGCGGCTCGAAGTCGTGAAGGGGTTAATAATAAGACGATGAAGTCTTATTACGGCGGCTTTTTGATGTTTTCCTGGTCAGGTAGCCCGAACACCATGCGCGGTCGTAGTAGCCCGATAATTCTATGTGATGAAGTAGACGGATATGAGTACAGCCAGGAAGGCGACCCGATTCAGCTATTGTGGCAGCGTTCAGCAACTTTTGGCGATCAAAGAAAGCTCATTGTAACGAGCACCCCCACGATCAAGGGGCACTCAAGGGTTGAAAGCAGCTACGAAGCAAGCGACAAGCGCCGATACCATGTGCCATGCTTGAGCTGTAATGAAATGCAGGTGTTAAAATGGGAGCAAGTAAAGTGGGATAAGAACGCCGACGGCGAACACGACCCGAGCACCGCGCGTTATGAGTGTAAAGCATGTGGCCACCCCATGTCAGATAATGACAAGATTCTAGCGCTAAAACGTGGGCGCTGGGTAGCAGAGAAGCCGTTCAAAGGTCATGCAGGGTTTCATATATCTGAGTTATATAGCCCTTTCAGGCGTTGGCAAGATATTGTCCAAAGCTTTTTGGATAAAAAAGCGGCTGGCGATTTGATGAGCTTCGTTAATGTTTCCTTAGGTGAGACATGGGAAGAAACCGGGGAAAGCGCAAACGATGAACAATTGTACAACCGCCGCGAAGATTATGAACATGAAGTGCCGGACGGTTACCAATTGCTCACATGCGGCGTAGACGTGCAGCAAGACCGGCTAGAATTAGAAGTGGTCGCATGGAATAGCAAAGAGCAATCGGCGAACATTGATTATCGGGTGATCTATGGCGATCCCGATGACTCAATTGATGATCCAGAAGGCGTTTGGCAAGCTTTGGACGATTATTTATGCCAAACTTTCCAAGGTTCGGAAAGGTCATATAAAATTAGTGCAACATGTATTGATTCAGGCGGATCGAATACGAGCAAGGTATATGAGTACGGGCGCCATCGTCGTAAAGATAGAATTTTTGTTATTAAAGGGCGTGGCGGTGAAGGCGTACCGGCTGTATCAAATCCGTTAAAGCGTAAAAGCGGACGCGAAAAAAGAAAAGTTGATCTTTATACGCTCGGCGTGGATGGGATTAAGCTAACTATCATGCGGCGGCTACAGATCCAAGAGCCAAAACTCGCAGGTTATTGTCGTTTCCCGATGGGGCGCGATGAAGAGTATTTTAAACAGCTAACAGCCGAAAAAATGGTTACTCGCTACAAGCAAGGCCAGGCTGTTAGAAGCTGGATCAAGCCAAATTCAGCAAGAAACGAGGCGTTAGATTGTAGGGTCTACGCTTACGCAGCACTAAAAATACTTAATCCGTCATGGGGTGCGATTGAAAAACGCAAAGAGCCAAAACCAAAAATTGAAAAGCAACCGGCGCAGGCAATTGAACTTAAGGAAAAGTCTGTTAATGAGCCGGCAAAAGAGACTAAGCCGGAAGCTAAACCGAGGCGCCGACGCGCTAGAGCCAGAAAACAACGATTCGCAACTGGGTGGTAAAGATGGCAGCAGAAATTGAAACGACTGAACCGGAAAGTTTTCGAGTTGGCGATACTCTGAAATTTAAAAAGTATTTAGCGGATTACGACCCGGCTATTGATGTTCTGAATTATAGAATCGCGAACGCAACAAATATTTATTCGATTACGTGCACTGACAATGGTGATGGGTATTTTCTGGCGAACGTAGCGCCCTCGATAACTGAAACGTGGATCGAGGGCACTTATTCATGGCAGTCGTATATAACTGACGGATCAGACCGCTACACCGTTGGCCATGGTACAATTAAGCTATTGCCTGATTTATCACGGGGCGCTGTCGATACCCGCTCACATGTTAAAAAGACATTAGACGCTCTGGAAGCCACAATCCAAGGCCGGGCCACCACTGACCAGTTAAGCTATACTATCAATGGGCGGTCAATGTCAAAAATACCGATTGAAGAGCTAATCAAATGGCATTCTCACTATAAAGCGCTTTACAAGCAAGAATTACAGGACGAAAGAATAGTTAATGGCGCGGGGAAATCGAATATAATTAGGGTTAGATTTAATGCTTAACTTCTTTAGAAAAAAGCCAGAGCCAAAGACAGGAAAGCCGAAAAAGCGCGTTTATGTTCGCAACTATAACGCAGGTAAAACCGACCTATTAACACAAGGCTGGTCAACTCAACCGATGCCGTTCAATCAGGCGATTCAAAATAACTTACAGGCTATGCGTGCTAGGTCTCGGGAACAGTCAGCGAATAATGACTATGTTCGTAAGTTTATCAAGACGGTCAAGTCTAACGTAATAGGCCCTAAAGGTATAACTCTCCAGGTCGATGTTAGAAACCGCAATAACTCGCGCGACCCATTAGCAAGTCAGGCAATAGAAGAAGCATGGCGAGACTGGTCCAGAAAAAAACATTGTGACGTGGCTGGGCTGGTGTCGTTTGTCGATATGCAGCGCCTTTTAATGTCGTCTATGATCACGGATGGGGAGTTCCTTTGTAAGAAGATCCGAGGCAATGGCGCTGGTGATTATGGTTATCAATTGCAGGCGCTAGACCCTGAGTTGCTGGATGTGACATATAATGAAGACTTACCAAATGGTAACTACATTTACATGTCGATTGAGTATAATTCAAACGGTAAGCCTGTTGCTTATCACCTGCTGGATCGTTCTTACGATTCTAACGTAAACCAGGAGTTTAAACGTAAGCGTATTAGGGTTTCAGCTGAAGAAATAATACATATCTTCATACCTGAGAACGTGCAGCAACGGCGCGGTGTGCCATGGACGGCAAGCGCTTTGAACCGTTTAAAGAATGTTAACGGCTATGAGCACGCGGCGGTGGTTAATGCCAGGGTAGGCGCTAGTAAGATGGGCTTCTTTGTTCGCGGTGAGGAGTCAGGAGAATATACGGGCGAAGAACAAGAAGACGGTTCAATAGTAACTGATGCCGATCCCGGATCTTTTGAAATATTACCTGATGGTTATGACTTCAGGCAATTTAACCCGGACTACCCGCACGCACAGTACGCCGACTTTATGAAAGCCTGTTTGCGTGGCGCTGCCAGTGGTTTGGGGGTGAGTTATAATACGTTGGCCAACGATTTAGAAGGCGTTAACTTTTCCAGTATCAGGTCCGGCGTGCTAGAAGATCGTGAACTATGGAAAGAGTTACAAGAGTTTGTAATTGACTCGTTTTTGATAGATGTTTACGAGGATTGGTTACGCATGGCGCTATTAACGTCTAAAATAAAGGTCAAAGGTCAATCGCTTAACATCACACGCTTTGATGCTTACAACGCGCCGCGATTCATGCCAAGGCGTTGGGCTTGGGTTGACCCGCTTAAAGACAGCAAAGCCAATGAATCATTACTTGCTATGTCGGCGGCGTCTGTCTCTGAGGTGATACGGGATAGAGGAAGAGATCCAGAACAGGTTTTCAATGAAATTGCTCGTGATAATGAATTGATGGAGCAATACGGCATTTACAAAAAAGAGGTGGCAAGCGATGGACTTGAAGAAGATACAGAATGAAACGCTAACACGAAGTTTCACAATTGAGAAAAAAGAAAGCGAAGAAGAATCACGAGAGGTCGAGGTTGCTTTTTCAAGTGAGGAGCCAGTCGATAGATGGTTTGGCAGAGAAATACTAGACCATGGCGCCGATTCGGTAGTGCTAGACCGCATTATCGACGGCGCCCCGGTCTTAGTTGGCCATAACTCTGATGATCAAGTTGGGGTTGTGGAAAGCGCGAGGATAGACGACGACAAGAAAGGTCGTGCGGTTCTTAGATTCGGGCGAAGTGCGAGAGCACAAGAAATTTTAGACGATATACGGGATGGTATAAGGCAAAAAGTTTCTGTGGGTTATCGTATTAACGAAATTGTGCTGGATAAAAAAGAGGAAGACTTGGAAACTTACCGCGTCACTTCTTGGACTCCGCACGAAATATCAATAGTATCCATACCCGCCGATAATAGCGGTTCGGGCGTTGGGCGTTCGTTTGAAGATGAGGAACCAAAAATGACTACTGAAGAGAAAAAGCCAGAAATTAACATTAAAGAGATTCAAGACTCGGCACGTAAAAAAGAAGTTGAGCGAATCAAGCAGATAACCGCTTTTGGTCGCAAGTTTGAAAGTAGCGAACTAGCAGAAAAAGCAATTAACGAGGGTATGGAAGTTTCAGACTTTCAGCGCAAGCTTTTGGATGATCTATCCGAGCGTGGTTCGCAGCAAGTTAAAAAAGCTGAAGGGCCAGAAGTTGGTATGACTCCGAAAGAGACCAAGCAATACTCTTTTTGTAGAGCACTAGCGGCGCTATCTAATCCACAAGATAAGCGATTGCAAGAAGCGGCAGCTTTTGAATTTGAATGTTCGAGAGCTGCGGCAGAGAAATACAAAAAAGATCCACAAGGTCTGATGATTCCTTACGATGTGCTTGCACAACGGGATTTAACGGTGGGCACCGCAACGGCTGGTGGTAACACGGTAAGCACTGATCTGCTTGCAAGCTCTTTCATTGACGCTTTGAGAAACCGCACGGTAGTAGTTCAAAAAGCTACAGTAATGAATGGCTTGGTCGGTAACATTGCGATTCCACGACAGAGCGCACAAGCGGCGCCAAGTGCGTAT